GCGACATTCGGCGGTTGTTGATTCGTATGATCCTGGATGCAGATGTAACTCGTGCCATCCAAGACCACTGCATCGTTGACGACGTATGGGTCACCGCTGTCCCAGTCGCCAAGCCAGGTGATTCCAAGACCAGTGTCGCCGGTCAGGCCGGTTGCACCTGTGTCACCAACTTCCGCGAGCACGCCCCAATAGGTCGGGTTCGGAGGAACTTGGTTGGAATGCTGAACGAGGCAGATGTAGCTGCTTCCTTGGTAGGAAACAGCATCGTTGATTTCGTAAGTAGTGCCGCTGTCCCAAACGCCGAGCCAATTGATTACACCGGCACCGGGGTCGCCTTGAATGCCTTGTGGGCCAGCCACGCCCCTACTGCTGATGTAAATGATGCTCATAGTCCGATCCACGCAACGTCTTGGTCCGCATCGGTCGAGATGATGAAGAGCGACATCGGCCGCTCAATCGGCACGAAGAGCGAATCGCCTGGCAGGATTGGGATGCCGCCGGTCGCGGCTGAATCGGCTGTTACGCCGTTGCCACCGACCCAAACGGGTGCCGTATTGCCACCGCCCGCGTCTTCCGATCCGGGGCATCGCATCAGCACGCCTTTGTGAACTGGAATGTCCAGATCAGTGAGACGAATCCGCGAAGTGCCGGCAGCCTGGTGCCCATGTAGCAATCCAGGCACTGATTCTTTTGTGATCTCCACGGGTCAAACCTCTTACGGCAAGCGGAGTGCGGTCAGAAGGGAAGTCTTCACAGCCGCGATTCCACCGTCCTTGGAAGCCGCCTCTTCGATGAGAGCGATCACGGTGTCGTTGTTGAGCTTGAACGGGAACTGCCCACGGCCAGAGCCAACAGTTGGAGTGCCAGAACTGCCTTGATCCGGCGGAGCACTGGTGATGATGCCAGCCACTTTGAGGAAGGCCCAAGCAGCGCGGGCAGATTGACCAGCGGTCGTCTGCGTGATCGCACCGAGCGTGCCACCACCAGTGAGCAGAGCACCGTCACCCACAACCAGGGCGTAGTTGGTCGCATCGACCGAGGCACCGCTGTAGGTGAGAACCAGCGGGGTCGTGGTGAGAGGTCCACCAGTGATTGCCAGATGTCCGGCAACGTAACCAGCGACACCAGTCATTGCGGTGTCGATAGCGGTCTGAATCGTGGCAGCGTTGGCGTTGTGGTTGATGTTGCCAGTTGCAACGGCACCAGTCACTTGAGGAGTCAAGGTGAACGTGCCACCGCTGACTGTGCCGGAGTGAACAGCGATACCTTGAACTTCGTTCCCGGTGTTGAAACCACTCGGATAGTCAAAGTCACCATACGTGCGAAGGATGTCTTCCAGGTTCCGATACACGTGTCGGCCAACACCAGGCGTGTTGCTGTACGTGAGCGGGGCGGCAAGAAGGTCGGCGAGAATACCCATTGATTTGATTCCTTAGTTTGCGATCCAGTTGTAATCCTGGTCGGCGGCACCCCCGACGACCCACACTTTGGACGTATCGTCCACGTAAATCGGCGGCGTGCTCTCGCCCGCTGCCAGGATGTATCCGTTTGCGGCTTGCGCTGAGGCTGGCCCCACGCTGACCGTACTGCCATTGCCAGATGCAGCCTGGACAACGACGTGCTTGGTGATTGGAAACGCAATGGTCGTGAGTTGAGCCGGCGTTCCGCCGACTGTCCCATTACCTGCCATGAAACCTGGCAACGATTCTTTCACCACTTGAACTGCTGACATTGCTTACTCCTTGGGAAAGCGGCCGTTGCCACGAACACGCTTCTGATTGTCACTTTGTAGGGACTTATCCCGACTGGCGGCCTTCTCTTTCGGAGCAGACTTGGGATCGGTCGAAAGTGAATCGACGCCCCGTGCTCCTGGGTCCGGCTTGACGCTGGCTTGCGCCTCAGCAACACGCTTGGCTTTAGCGGCGTGATCCTTCTGAGCTTGCAAGTATTCGTTCTCGTCAAAGCCCAGTGCCATAGAAGCGGTTTGGTCACCGCATAGGCCGTTCTCGACGGCCAGAACAATCGTCTCAGGATCGCTAGTCGTATAGTCCGAATTGTCGATCTCTGAATTGATTGTCGAGATGGTTTCCACGTTGACCTTGCCACCGAGCAGCGAATCTTTGATGATCTTGGCGATCTCTTTCTTCACTGTCTGGCCCGGCACCGTGTACATCAGCTTGGAGAGCTTAGTGGCCTCGTCGATGCGATCAGCATCGGTCTTGAGGCTATAGCGGTCGGGATACTTGATCGTGGCCACCTTGCGGCGGGTTTCGACTCGATCCTCAAACGCGGCCCAATGTTCGGCGATCTTGCGTTCGCCACTCTCCAGGACCAGGCCGATGAAGCTGAGACCAGCTTCCAGCCCTTGGTTGTCCATTGCCTTGCTCTCGGCGCTGGCTCGTTCTGCCATGCCTTCAACTCGAAGGTTGACCAAGCGTCGAATCTCGGTTGCGATTTCGGCTCGCAACTGCATCGACGCCTTGAGCGGGTCGGGCGACGGATTGATGAAGGCTGGTGCGTTCGCTTTGATGTCGTAGAACCGACCTTGCGTGGCACCGACCTTGATCTCGTTGTCGTGGGATGTTTGGCCACCAGTTGTGGCGGTGCCATCCGGGTTAGCAGCGACCTTCAAGTGGCTGCCGACCGCACGCATGTCGCGTTGCTCGACGTAGAACGGAAAGTTCGCCTTGAGCGCGAAGTTCACGTCACTGGAGATCAGATTCAGAAGCGTAACTTGGTGGTTACAGACATCCTTGATGAGCGAGTCACCAACGTCGAATAGTACGAAGGGAATCTTCGTGAGTTCGAGTTGCACCGGGCCTGATGTGTTCCCGTAGCTGTCGATTGGATCGCCGGCTGCGTTGTAGAACTGCACATTGACGAAGCCAGTCTCTTTGTCGATCCACATCATCCGCAGCCGCTGGAAGGTTCCAAGCGGCAGCATGGTGCGTTGGTCGTAGTCCATGCACGTGTCGCGAAGCAACACGGATTGGAACTCACTCGGCTCGTCAGGCTTGGTGCATGAGTAGTTGAGAATGTCTTCAACTTGATAGCTGTAGAGATACGGCCGAGCGCCCTTGGCGTCGGCGAGCGTAGCACCTTCAACTACCGGGGAATCGACGCAGACGCCGACTCGCCCCATCACCAGAAGTTCCGTCAGGCATTTGATGCCGAGGAACGAATTCATCGTTGATCCACGACGATCTACTCCGTCATCCAAGCCAGCAATCGCTCGTTGATAAGCTTTGCTGCCGTCTCGACGTGTGATGTCGTGCATCCGCTGGAAGATCGAGTTACGGATGTCGTTGATGGCCGCTTTCGCGTAACTCGGAATAGGAGTCACTCGCTTGCGGGCTTCAAAGTCCTGTCGATCTTCGCGGTTAGTAAATTGTTCGAGGTACTTGTTGCGAAACTCTTCCCCACCCCGGTAGGTCAGTCGCCACTTCTCCCAGTCACCTACGTTCGACAGGAAGTTGGGATGCCGGCTGTCGATGATTCGCGTTTGATACAAAGTCATAGGAACGCCTTGACATCCTTGTTGGTCATTTGCACTGCCACCAGCGGCAACGCGATCTCCGCATAGCAGCGGGCATGTCCGAAGTGATCTGGTCCGATGTCTTCATAGACATAGACCGGATTGCCGAACTCCTCGTCTTGCTTGTACGTGCCGACGAGGTTCTTGACGTGCTCGCGGTATTCATGCGACACATCAGCGGGTAACCAAATCCGAGACGGGTTGTTTTTGAACCGTCCCAAAGCCGCACTCATCCAGTTGGAGCGATCCACTGTGATGATCGGTGCGCCGTCTTCGTCATCGGTGATCGCGATCTCCCGTGCCGTCACTCCGCTGCGATAGCGGCAGAGATAGACGTGGCCAGGGAAGCGACGAGCGAATCGTCGAGCTTCAAGGCCGAAGGGGTCAGCGTCGATGACGCACGTGAGGACTTGCCACTCACGCATTAGTCGATTGAGTTCACGGTCGAAGTCTTCTCGCCAGAACTTGCCTTCGCAAATCACTTTGCATTGCGACGTTGCATTCAGATCGAGGCCGAAGCTCTCAATCGTCCACTCGCAGATTTCGTAGTAGCTCCAGTCGCCTTGATCCACGCCCATCGTGATGATCTTCTCACCGCCAACCACTGGTCGGTCATCGTTCTTCGTATGGTTACGAATAGAACGGTCGATCATCTCGTCAGTGACTTGTGCTCCGTCACTGATGAATGGCACGCCTAGCTGCGAATTGTGGAACTGTTTGGCGTCCCACTCGCTGCCGAAGCCTTTGAAGTAGAAATAGACGAGTTCCGCAGGACTCATCGTGAAGCTGTACATCTGCGAGACGTGGAAGCCTCGGTGCTCCTTGATCCCGTTGGGATTCATGGAGACCCATGTCGCATGCTTTAGAAAGTTAGGCTTGTCGAGATGCTCAAGACGAGCATTGCAGAGATGGCACTTGAGATAGGAGTCTTTGATTTTCGGGTCGATCAGGCTTTCGCCGAGGATTTCAATGTTGTCTGGCCACGTTAGGTGGATTTGCCGCGAGCAGCTTGGGCACGGGAACACAAAATGTTCTTGGGTGCTATTCTTGAACTGCTCGTGGATGCCACGATTAGGAATGGTGGGAGTCGAGAGACCGAAGACGTGCTTCTCGGTATGACCTTGAAGACGAGTCAGCGCTAGACTGATCGCCCACTTGTCCATTTCGTCCAACTCGTCGAGAACGAGTTCGGAGACAGGCACCGACTTGAGGTTGCTGTCGCCTCGTGAGCCACTGATGTAGAGACAGTTGGCCCCGGCCTGCTTGAGGTCCACCGAGTTCGTGTCAGTGAAGAGACCCTTGAGATAGGGACTCAGAGCAAGAGCAGTACCAAAACGACCCTTGCTGAACTTGCTGGCGTTCTTCGTGGTGGGCAGGACGTACATCACGTCCCGGTGCAGCTTGTCAATCGTGTAGAGCGCTCGGTTGATGGCGACTTCGGTGCATCCGACTTGTGCGCCCTTCATTACCCAGTTGAACGGTGCCCAACTGTCGTGCATCTCTCTGACCCACGGATGCTTACAATCCGAATATGGTCCGGCGAATTCGCCGCCCATGATTCTGCGACGAGCAGCCCATCGTGAGCAGCTTGTCAATGTACGGTTCTTGAGACCGTCCGCGATTGACGCGCGTAGCTCGTCGTAAATCGAACTCATAAAAGATCACCGGCCTGAGAGTGGCGATCTTTCGACCACCGTTAATCCAAGTTCGGATAGACCGTGAACTCGGCTTCTGTAGAGTGCCACTCGCCGGAAGGTTTAATGACGTGACCCTGTGCTCGCCACTTGCCGGTTACATCGAGATCATTTTCGAGGGCGATGTAGCGGGCCAATCCATCGGAACCATCTGTCACCAAGGTTGGTTCCTTAGTGACGTTCGGAGCACCCGGTTTGCGAAAGATGACTTCGATCAGAGTGGCGTCATCGAGAGGGAGAATGGCGTCTTGGTCTCTGAACTCAAAGATGAACTCAGTACCAATGTCGAACTGATGAATTTGACCGGCCATATTAACTCTCCAGTTTCAATCGTTCCTGCCGGTCGAACACAAACGCGATTGGATACTGGTTCACGATTGGCATCACAAACCGATTCCTTCGACGTTTCGGAAACTCGACGTTCACAGAGCGGAGAAACTCAAAGAAGAAGGGGTGAACGCCGGCTTCTACGGTGAGCAACGGCAAACCGAACGTCATTGATACGACGAGCGGATTGAGGACGATTGTCGTGATGTCACCAAGAGTGACAGCGACTGGCGTGAACGTCAGTACGAGCGGCGTGAGTGTCGCAGATACACCGCGACTAATCGCTGGCGCGATAATCGCCGAACTGATGACCGCTGGTGAAAGCGCGAGAGCCACACCCCGCGTGATGCTAGGCAGTGGACTAGAGAATGCAACACTAAGCGGACTGAGTTGAAGTGTGCGTCCGACTGTGATTGTTGGTGCGACCGAAGTCACACTGACAACAAGCGGAGCAAGCGATACGTTGTGATCCGTGGCGAACGTAATCGCAGGAGCAACGATGCTTGTCGCCACAACCAGCGGTGCCAGGCTAAGCGTTGTTCCACTCGTGACCGCAGGAGCAACCACCGACCAGTGAGCATCAGCCGGGGTCAACGTCACTTCAACGCCGCGAGTGATCGTAGTCGCGACAGACGTTGCCTGAACGACAAGCGGTGTCAACGTAAGGTTGATGCCGCGAGTGATCGTAGGCTGAGTGAGCGAAGAGGCCACAACCAGCACATTAGGTGCGAGCGTGGTTCCAACCGTGATGCTCGGTGCAACCGCCTGCGTCGAGACGACTAGCGGAGCAAACGAGACTTGCGTGTTGGCTGAGACGGTCGGGGCGACAACAGACCAGGCAGCGGTGACAGGAGTCAACGCAAGCGATGTCCCAACTCGGACTGTCGGAGCGACAACCGAGATCGTGCGACTAATCGGTGAGAGGCTTAGCGAGCGTCCTACCGTGATGGTAGGAGTGACGACTGAGATTGTCCGACTGAGCGGGCTAAGCGAGAGAGACGTTCCGCGTCGGACTGTTGGCGCTACTGTTGACCACGCTGCCGAAACTGCATTCAGCGAGACATTGGTCGGCGGTATCTGATTGAGTAGTAGGAGTAGCGACACACGAGGTTACTCCACAGTAAATCCAATCAAGAAAGCACTGTTTCCCGCAGAGGCCGCAGTGACTTGCAGCATTTCCAAACCCTGATTTTGACGAAGGACAATGCCCTGCCCGCCATTCACAGGTCGTAATGGTTCTGGCATTGCCTCATAGCCGCCTAATGAAGCCACTAGCTGTGAGTTGGTATTGGTTTCTTCTGAATTCATCTGCCATTGCGTCAAAATGGTAGAATTCGTTGCACCGCCTGTTGGTTTGGCGCGGCAGGTAATGTCCGCGTCCAAGGCGGTCTGATTCAAATCTGGCAACCATGCTGTTAGCGCAGTGCCGCCTGTGCCGACTGCCGTAGTGCGAGACATGTTCCAATCAAACATTTGCCCTGTCACGGCTGTAACCGTGTCAGGAATCATTATGGTGCTGACTACGCGCACGATTAGTGAGGCGTCAGCATTGAACAAATCCCAATGCTTCGTATTGGCAGCGCCGACGTGAACCTGAAACGGAACACGAAAGTAGTAGAGCGGCTTGGAACCCCAGATGTGGCCGGTCTGATCGGCGAACATCACTACCTGATGTTCCTTGGACGAAACGGTATGGGTCGCAACCGTTGCACCAGAACCTGGAGTCACCAGGATTGAATCACCTGCCAGAGCCATGAGTCACCTTCTTTACGCCGGCTGATCTTCAAACTCGAACACGTAGCTAACAGTGCCGACGTTGCTGTTGGTCAGATTCTTGATTGTGAGTCCGTCGTTCTCGCGTAGTACGAGACCGCTGGAGTTTGCACTGCGCTGGTAGATGAGTTGCGCATCGCTGTCATGGCCCAACACAAAGGGCGGTGTGATTGAAGCAGCAAGCGCCACTTCCTCACTGGTTGCAAACAGCCGTCGCACAAGTCCGTGTCCGCCTTCCGTAACACCAGTTGAACCATGCTCGGCGGTAATGCCGGCGCTCAACGAATCGTTAGGGTCTTCGGACACAATCGTCACGGCGTTACCGCCGCTGCGGGCAGTAATGCCCCGCAACTCTTGCTCAAGTTGCACACCAGTCGCCGCTTGCACTTGCCAATCGAAGCGGTAGATGCGATTGACGACAACCTTGCGTGTGGCCGACGTGTTGAACAACGTCGCCATGTACTTGTTCAGATTGGGACTAACCCGATCAAAGACTGCAAAGAAAGCCATGTTGTTTACGTGAGTTGGAGGAAGCCTTCGGCATTCACTGCGACGTTGAACGCGCCGCCGGCCAGGGCCACGGGAAGAATCGCTCCAGCGTCGGTATCAACGCGGGCGATCAGAATGTCGTCGTTCGGCGTGGCATCACTGCCGCCGGTCTGGACGTAGAAGATCAGAGCTTTGACGGTCTGACCTGATTCGAGGTTGCCAAAGGCAAGGTCATCGAAATCGAGTTCCGCTCGATCATTCGTGTCGTCTTGGTTGACCGCCTTGCTGGCAACAGTCTGGCGGGCATAGCTGGCGACCGTGATCTCCACCAGCCCGGTCAGATCACCAACGAAGTCATCGTCGGCGTTCGGCGAATAGGTGGAAGTGCTGCGTTCGAGCAAGCACCGCACGACTGTGCCGGCGGCATCGAAGTCAATCGTGCCGTCAGCGATGTTTTTCTTGAACCTGTTGTAAACGAGATTGGCCATCTACGGCTCCTTGGATCGCTGAAAGAAAGCCGCAGATCGGCGGCGCGGGCATAGAAGGCCCGCAGAAGTTATTCGACTGACTCACTCTTCGCCGGCGCTGACTTTGCTTCCGGCTTTGCTTCGGCCTTTGCTTCCACCTTTGGTTCCGGTTTCGGCTCGGCTTTCTTTGGGGCCGGTTTCGGTTTCTCGACTCGTGCTTTCAGCACTCCGCAATCTTCCACCGTCTGTCCCCGACCGTTGCAGAACGTCGCGGTCACTTCCACGTCGTTCTCGTCCGTCCCTGTTGGGAGCGGGATGTCGCATTCCTTGTGCGTCTGATCCAGGAGCATCTCGCTCGACCAGTTCAGACCCTTGGCTGTGATCTTCACGAGCGGGAAGTTGTCCGCTCTGGGCATCCGTACTTTCATTTCTCTTGGCCTTTATGTGAGCAGCGACCGATACGAGCCGCCTAACAAATTCGTTGATGGTGTCCAAAGGATCGCCAGGCATACCCATTTGGGCATAGCCTTCGATCATTCCGATGCACGTGCCCGTACCGTAAAGCGCGTGCCTCCAAATCCGATCACCTTCCGATTTGGAAGTCACAGACAGTGACTGCGCTGGACGCGCTGGTGCAATTCCCGGCTTAGGAGCTTCCTCTGGACAGTTGCGGCGGCACCTGCGAGGGTTGCGTACTGTCATTTAGGTTTCCTTCTTGGTCCGGCGGTTAGGCGACGAGGCAGTGACGTTTATCTCAGCGATGCGGACGGCTGCGTATAAGCAACTCAGAGCAAAGATGAGCATCATTACCTTGTCGTAGTAATCCATTTCCTTAACCTCCGCTTCGTTCACTCTCAGTAGGTGAACGAAGCGGCCCTCTAATGAGGGCCACCGATCAATTGCTCAATTGATACAACTTGCGAAGCAGCCAAATGGCACGCTTCAAGTTGTCGAACCGTTGCACTTCCTTACCGTTGGCGTCATAGACGACGTAGGTAGGCACACTTGAGACACCGAGGCGGTCGGCATCCGCTCGCTGTTGGTCAAAGTCAAGCACGGTTACAGGAAACTCTTGACTGACTTCCACGAGCTTTGGTTTGTCGCGTTGGCAGGGTTCGCACCATGTCGCGGTAACAGCGACCAGCGATGGAGAAGATGAGGATTGAACCTCACAACCTGCAATCAGAATCGCGAACAGAAATGCGGCCAGTAAGGCTCGCATTAGGCGACAGCCGGCGTGGGCGCGGCAGTGGCGGCGAGCTTCGCGGCGAGCAGAGCGCGACCCTCTTCCGAGCGAAGCTTCATGTCGAGAACGCGAGAGAACGTCACGTCAAACTCTGCGAGCAGAGCTTTCTCGTTGACGGCGAGTTCAGCCATAAGCTTGATCTCGTGAGCCAGGCCACTCCAGTCATTGACGGCGTAGCACTCAAGCAGCTTGGGCAGGCGAACCAGGCCCATCGCTTCCATCGTGCTCGCAACCTTGATCGCGGCACGCTTGCGGGCCTCGGCCTCGCTGTCCTTGGTGAACAGCCATTTGCCGGCGAGGAACGCACAGACGCCACCCAACACAAGGATGGCCAGGGTAGAACCAGACAGAACGAACATTGTTGTCTCCGACTTATTTCGAGTAGTAGGTCTTGTACCACTCGCGACCCGCGCCACCAGCGGCACTCAAAGTCACGATCAGGATGAGCAAGAACCAAGGGAAGCGGGGCGTGGGACGAGACGGGGGACCAGGCGTAGGCGGCAGCGGCTGCGGGGCTGGATCAATGTATGGTCCAGGTCCAGGGCCAGGCTGAGGCTGCACTTGATTCCGGCGTCGGAAGCACTCGGCTTTACTGGCGGTCACGTTAAGACCCCTAGCCAGAGCGTCGGCCGTCATGGGAACTTGAGAGCCGGCGTATTCCGCAATTGGCTTCTCAACGTTCACGGCTTGTAGGCACACATACGGCAACGCAGGCACGTTGCCAGCGTAGCGGTGATACATCGGATCGTCCGTGTACATCACCAGGAAGTGCGTTTGGTCCTTGATTCCCTTGAGGGTATCGTTGGTCTCAAACCACTTAACCATCGCTGCCATCTTTGGATCACCCTTCTCACCAAAGACTGTGAGATAAGGTTTGAGTTGATCGCCAGGCAGTTCGACGACCCTCTCTTCGACATAGCGGACGCCATACGCAGCATCTGCTTTCATAGCAGTCTGCGCAGCGACCGGCGAACACATCGCGGCCACCAAAAGGGCGACCGCCAACAGGTGACGGAGCATGTTTTCCTCTTTCATTACGGCAGGGGTGGGGCCGGCGTATAAACAGGCGTCACCGCCCAGCCGTTGCTGTTCTGCCATTCAGCCACGAAGGTCTCACGGGCGACCCAAGTGATGGTGTCAATGTCATTGTTGTCGAGGATGCCGGCCCACTCGTTGTCGAAGTGAACTAGAGCAACCATGTGCTTGCCGCCCATGACAGTGACGCCGCAACCGCGACGTGTCGAGCAAGCCCATTCGAGGAACGCTACGTCACCTTTAATGGTATAGGCGTAGCGGACTCCTTCACGATCAAATTTCTTTGCCAGGCTATCCCTTGCATCCCACGTCTCATCAGCAACTTCTCCGTTGCCATAAGTGTTTCGCCAGTGGTTGGCCATTGCATAACGGCCTTGCCAGCGGAACAGCATGACCACAGTGGCATGCACGCAGGAACCTTCACGTTTGTTACCAAGCCAATTCGGCTGGCGAAGGTTAAGTGGCAGGTTGACAGTCGGATACTCTTTCCTGACGACCGGGGTTACACCCTTTATTGGTCCGCCATAGTCAATCGCGACGTGTCCACAACCAGCCAACATCACAAGCGACAGCAAAGCAGCCGCTAGAATTTGTTTCATTTCAACCTCGTGGGCTTGAGCAAGATGCCGTGTCGGCGTTCTGTCCTTACAAAACGATTGGGGCTGTAACGGCCGGAGTGATCGGTCGGAAAGACTCCGATGTCACTGTGCGCCGCACAACACCATTCCGAGCAGAACAAGCTGCTCAGGTCCGCCGGACGAAGCATTGACTCAAGCGTCGAGAACCCGACACCAGTGGCACGAAACGCGCCAATCGTGTCGTATGGCATGCCCAAACTTCCACGCAGGAACTTAGACAGCCGCTTTGACTCGAAGTCATAAAGCTTACGGTACAGCGGATAGTGCCAGACCTTGCCGGGATAACTCGCGACGGCTTGGCCTATGTCATGTGCCTGCGATCCACTGACCAACTTCTCTTGAACGATGCAGGGGTCAGGAGTTTCGGCACATGACTCAAAGAGGACCAGTCGTCCTTGATGCTCGGCGATAATGCCGCAATGACTCAATCCCCAAAAGGGAACACCATAGGTCATTAGGTTGATCCAGGCACTAAGTAGTGCGTGGCCTGAGAAGCCGAGAATGTCTCCGGCTTTGAATTCAGGAACATCAACAGGCCGGAACTTGAACATTGGGTTTGCTCCGGCCAAGAGGACTGGAAGACTTACGATCTGTGTCCGGCGGCCAACTGGTGGTCTGCACGCGGTTACTCTTGCCTGTATATTTCTGCGAGTCGTCCGCGAAGCAATCTTCGCAACGAAGCTCGTCAACAAACTTGATAGGCTTGCCGCACTTGCACCAACGTGGAAGGAACACAGAACCTCTTGTGTAAGAAAGCTGTCCACGTGCGACAGCTTGAAAAAGATGTCCGGCCGTACGCGCCGAACCCGCATGTCGTCACACGCGGTTGAAACGCCCGAAGGCGTCGGCCCACGGATACTATCCGTGGGGAGGGTAACTCATTCGCTAGGCGGGCTGAGTCGGGCCTTTATGCACTGAGCACGGTCAGCTAGAGGCTGAGTTTCAGAATTTCAGAATTGCGTGTGCTGTTGATAGTGGGGAAGAGGCGCTCGACGATTCGGTCGATGACCTCTTCGTGTCCTTCCATCCCTTGCAACTCTTCAATGACGATGTTGCAGAGCGTTTGGCCGAGACGCACAACGGTGTCTCTGGTCAGAAGTTCGCCCAGGCTTTGCTCCAGACTGTGGCAACTCTTGATGAGCTTCTCCAGCGTCAGGAACATGCTGTTGAGTGGACCACATGCAGCGAGAAGGTCTGCCTCATTCTTGATGAGGTTCATACGCTTCTCAATCAGAAGGCGCACCAGGCCGATCTCCTCTCGGAGTGACTTGATTCGCTCGTGCGTTGAGAAGTGAGCCAGCTTGGCTCGATCATCCACTTCGGCTAGTTGATATAGCCGTTTCTCGTTCTCTTCGATCATATCGCGGCCACCGTGGGCTGTGCAATTCTTGCCAGGTTCCGGGGCCTCATTCCAGCACTGTTCGTGAGGGAAGCTGTGCTTGCAGCGGCGGGGATCGGCCGGGTCCGTGACACGTTTCATTGCGGTTCCTTTGCTCATAGATACTAGAAGCAAAAAGTCGCCGAAATTCCAAAGGGTGCCGAAAGATTTCCGAAAATATCCGCGCGCCGCGTCGAATCGTGACGGCAATGCTGGTTTTGACGCGCCAGTCCTACAATCGGCAAAATCGCTACAACCGAATTATGACCCAAAATGGGGCATATTGCGTTTGCCGTGGTAGGAGAAAACGCAATGCGCCAATACATCATTCTGTACAAGCGGGGCCTGGCCAAAGAGTTCGGCCGCCTCAAGCCGGTTGAGCACAAGGGACTCTATGACCGCTTTGAAGTGAACGTCGCCATCGCAGCCATGCGAAATTGGAAGTTCATGGAAGGTGCCTGCGTGCGAATCGACGACGAGTTGTTCAACATCGTCTCGTTCGATCAAGAGGCAAATGCACCGGATGCGTTCGAGTTGGACTTTCCGAAGGAAGACCTGGCCGAAGAGGGCGCATGAAAAAGCCACGGGCGTCCTACCCGTGGCTATTGCCTGCCTCTGCTCTGTTCTACGCCTTCTGAGTCTCCATGTCCTGACGGCGCTTGAGTGCGCTGCGGAATTGACGCTTGTCGCCAGTGAATCCAGCTTTCTTAATCGCCTTGTCGATCTTCGGCCATGTCAACGGTCCAACAATCAGCGGCATCTCTGCATCCGGCGGCATTTTGCCCGCCCCCGTATCCCCGGTGGGTTTGGCCGCCGTGGTGGCCTTGGCCCTACGCGCCTTGGGGCGCTTGGCCTTTCCATTGGCTGATCCGTTGAGTAGTGCGGCGCGGAGTTCTTGTGCGTCGTCGCACTGAACTTCGACGCCAGCCAGAGAGAATCGAAACATCGGTCTAGTCCCTGTGAAAGAGTGATCGAACCACAGCGAAACAGGCTACTTCCAAGACAACAGAGAGTCAAGCATGCTAATCGACCGTTCATCCCCGCCTAGAGTCTGGAGAATGCCCACGAATCCGAAGCCGGTCATCAAGATGAAGGCGATGCCGGTATTCAGGGTTCATTACCAGGACTTCGAGAAGTATGTCCGACAAGTCTTCGGCTTCGAGTTCGACTTCATGTTCGCCGAAGGCATCAAGCTGAACGGCCCTTGCTTGGAATACGACATCGCGGGCACGATAACCCAAGCACAAGAGAGAATGGCCGGCGATCTCCGAGAAGGATCGCGGCTCAAGCATGTGCCGCTGATCCTGAACGTGCTCGCGAAGGACGACTACATTCCACGTGGTCGCTACCTGATCGAGACCCGCTGCTTGCCCGACGTGACGGAGCAATACCGTCGCATCCTGTCGGAGGCGTGTGATCCCGATGCCCAACTGTGCCGGGACTTCAAGCACGAGCATCGCAGCAATGCCGTCTTCATGTCTCGCGTCCCCATTATAGAAGCGGCGCTCGCCGATCAGAAGCTGAGGGGCAAATGAGGTACTACTTCGACTGCGAGTTCATCGAAGACGGGCGGATCATCGACTTGATCTCGATTGGCATCGCCAGCGACGATGAACGCGAGTTGTACATGGTGTCCAGCGAGTTCGACGCCGGGAAGGCGAACGACTTCGTGCGCCGGAAAGTGCTGAACCATATTCCGGGGAGCATGAAGCGGCATACGCGGGCGCAGATCGCACAAGCGATCAAGGATTTCGTGGCGATCCCGGTCTTCGTCGGCGATCTTTACCCGGAGTACACGCGCGAGCACTGGATGCCGGAGTGGTGGGCATACTACGCTGACTACGATTGGGTTGCACTCTGCCAACTCTACGGGCGGATGATCGACCTACCGCAAGACTTCGGCAAGTATTGTCGTGATCTCAAGCAAGAGTTTGATCGACTGAATACGGATGGCACGCTCGTGCTACCGGGTCAGAAAGGCACCAACCACGTTGCCATCAACGATGCACGCTGGTGCAAAGAGGCCCATCACTTTCTACTCGATCTGGAACACCCCACCCCGTTCTAACAATGATTATTGCATGTGCGTGTGGCGGCATCCTTGAAGTTGCCCTGGCGATGGGAGTCCTGTCGCTGATCGTGGGCTTCATTTGGCCCGACTGGAGACGACGGGCAAACGTTCAATCAGTGGCACCATCTGATTCAACGTGCCCTTGTGGATCGACAGCCTGTCACCATGAAAATGTTTCTTGACGGCTTGCTTCTGGTTGCCGGAGACGTAAGTCTCCCAAAGAATGACGTGATCGGGCTTTAGTTGATTGAAGTCGTCAACGCCCTTGGCGATATAAATGATCTCGCATTTTGTGCCCACGTGACTCATCAGTAGCTCTAGCTGACGTTGCTGCATGCCCACGATGGCAATCTTGGGTCTGCTGAGAACAACGTTCTTCGCTTTGGTCAGTGCGTGATGCGTTTTGCCGTTGACAGCGCCGGCGTTCTGATGATCGACCAAATGCCCCGCGAGACGCAATTCCAGTTCGCCCATTTGGTTGAAGATCGCCTGCCCAAGATAGCCGTAGATTTCGGCTGGTGAGATACACGAAAGAATCTCTATCGTGTTGAAGCGACCAATGATTTCGGCCGGCGGGAGATTCTCGAATACGGTTTCCGTGAATCGTCGGCAAACCTCTTGAGGGCAAAGTTGTGTTAATAGCTGTTCTTTGTCTGGCCGCTGCCGGAGTTGCTCGATGGAGTCTTGCAAAGATGGGACTGTCCGGTCCCTTAGCTCAATCATGTCCAAATCAAGTTGTCGAAGCAACGGAAAGAGTGCTTCGATCTGAGCCATTGTCGTAATTGTTCGTCTTCTGTCTTCCGGCCAGGCGGGACAACCTGGCTGCTCTTGCTGTTTCTGCACAGCGTTGACATGAACAATCAGATTTTCTTCGGGATGCCGTGCTCGGCGTTTCCAAACTCGTTTTGCTAACTCTTCCCACTCGTCTGTATCCCATCGGATGTTCGTTCTCTTGGGACTCAGTAAACGTTCGAGAGTTGCGGCACGCATGGCGGCCTCCGGGGTTTGTGAACGGAACGGCCTCGATTCTGCCTAGCGCCAGTGGTGAATTCAAGCCCTGCTAGCGTTTTCTCTGCGTTTTCTTCGTGGCTTTCTTCGTGGCCCGCCTCTGGGCCAACCCCATTTCTTTGTGTACCCGGTCAACCATCGCTCGCAGGTTATTCATCAGAATAGCCGTGTCGGCGATGGTCAGCGTGCGCAGATCGGTGATCCTGAGCCTCGCGTCCCGGCGGCTGCTGATCTCCGCGACAATGCGGCAGGGTGTGTTCTCGTTGGGCAAGCTAAACGGGGCCAGGGTCAGGATTGTGCCGGCCCCTGTGCGTTTCTTCTGAATCATCAGTTAGCCTTTCGGATGGGGATCACATTGCGAGTTCGTTGCGACTTTGCGACTTTCTTCAACTTGATTTGCGGTGGGTCCACAGGATCGGGCAGTTTCTTCAAGCCTCGAAAATATGTAGCGCGGTGGCCGTGCCCGGCGGCGACGAAGGCTTTGGCACGCTCTTCCTCTGTGGTCATTGCCGGATTCAGCTTGAATTGAGCGACAACGCGAATCTCAGGCTCGCAGACTCGCTCGATGAGCCGCTCCCGCCAGTCCGCCGTTGTCTTCCGCAAGCTGTGACCGATGATGTAGTGGCGCAAACTCGGCGTCACAACGATATGGAGAATCGACGCCATGAAGTCGAAGACTTCCTGATCCTTGAACCAGCGTGCAGCGTGCAGATGAATCTCAAGTGGCGTCGGCTTGAACAGCAGAGTGATCGCCCGATCCTGGATCGCCGCCACGTCGCTGTTCAACGTTTCCCACTGGTTAGCGATGATGCAGACGGGACTCTTCGTCGTGAACGACTTCGGGATTTTATCCATTTCGAGCGTGCGGTTCTGCGTGTTCCAAGCCAGTTCCTTCACTGCGTCTGTCTGACAGAGACTCTTGAGCAGACGCCGCGTGTTGCTCTTGGCGTAGAGTTCGTCCACGTCGTCGATGACAACAGGCCAGTGACGATGGCGGTAGAGCGTTTCGTACATGCCCACCGCGCTCGCTTGGCCTTCGATCCAACAGACCTTGCCTTTGATCGCTCGGCGCACCGTCTGGCTCTTGGAGCATCCGGGATCACCGACGATCAGTAAGTTGGCGATGCGCTTTCGTGCGAAGCCCTCAGCGTATCTCTCAAAATCGGCGAACGTCGTCACAGTCAACGCGGAGCTAATCATGCGACCCTGACTTGGGATTGGAGGACGGTATAGACCTTGCCGAGCCAAAAGAATTCCCAGGTATCGGTGACGGGCTGGCCGTCGTCATCGACCTGTCTTTTTGCGTTGAACACCAGATCGCCGTCGTAGCTGCGCGTGAACCTGTCGCGCTGGCGCGTCATGGTCACGTTTGCCGGGACGACTATCTTTCGTTTCTCCCAAGTCATTCAGTGCCTCCTGCAATGCGATGGACAGGTAATGCTCGTTGCTTTGCGTCGAGCCAAGCGACTTGTTGATGCGGTCCAGGTTGGGCCGGATGATCGACGCGCGGGCGGACTCCTGGAAGTTCGTGCCCGATCCGTGTTGCTTGAAGAGTTGTTTCGCCTCTTTCAACTCAGGCTCAGTGAGTGCTTGAAGAATTCTGACAATCATGGTGAATGTTCAATTGAGAAGGGTTTGCAAACGCTCTTTGACTTTATTTGCCAACGTATTCCAACCGCGTTCGTTGTGCTTTGCCATGATCGCGAGTTGCTCCAACGTCTTGCCCATCACGGGAAGCTCCGGCGTCTCGACGTGCAGAGCTTGTGCGACTTCTCCAATCGAGACGCGGAGCATCACGATCTCCATCGAGTCGGTGATCGTGAATGGGTTCCGTTTCTTCTCGGTCATGGCTGTGACTCAATGGTGACTTGAAGTAGCGAAATCCACTCTGCCAGATGCTGGTGCGTGCCGTCGATCTTCTGAACGACGCAGCCACGATCCACGACTTGCACGACGACCCAGAATCCCTTCCGACTTGTGAATTGGAATCGCGTGCGTTCCTTGAACTGCGACTTGATGATCTCCAGTTGCTCTTGCAGGTTCATGCCGCCTCTCGCTCGAAGATGGACACGATGCGGTGCAGGTTCTTTCGCGTGAACTGCTGGCCGGCAGTGGTCATGTGGCCGAGGCCGTTCAAGTGCTCGGCAATCTCAGCCATGTTTTTCTCGGCCGCCTTCTGCTGACGGACGATCTCGATGATGAACTGGTAGGCGTCCAGTGCCCGCTTCGTCCGCAGCCCGGCGGACGCCTCGGCGGCCTGTTGGAAGCCGGTGTCGTCTTTCACAGTGAGGACTTTCACGCCCGATTTGGAGAGCGCCTTCCGCAAGTACGGTGTGACGCGGACGTTTTGCACGGGCTTGCCGAGGGCCAATGTAGCATGTTTGGCGCGGGCCATGCGAATCGCCTTCGTGATTCCTTCGCCGTCCTTGTCGATGATCTCGCACAGAATCTCGGCGTCATTCTTCGCCGCGATCTGTCTGATGTTTTTTCTCTGCTGCGAAATCGAAAACACCGTGGGCGTCGGGCCTCGGACCCCTTCCCACAGATAAGCAATCAGTTTCAGCTTCATGGTTGTGCTCCTAAGCGGCTTCTCGTTCAAAAATTTTCGTGATGCGAGACACGTTCTGCTTCGTGAAGGGCTTGCCGGCCGTGGTGACATGGCCAAGCTCGTTCAATCGCATGGCGATCACGGTCAGCGACTGCCCTTCCAAGTCGCGGACGATCTCGATGACTGGTTCGTAGGCGGCGAGGGCACGCTGGACGCGGGCCTTCGCGCTGGCTTCGGTGGCTTGCTTGAAGCCACGCAGGTGTTCGCGGTTCTCCCAGTGGCCAGGACGTGACGAGCCGAGCAGCTTGCCCTTCTCTTTGGCGGTCTGCAAGCCGTCCTTCGTCCGCTGTCCGATCCGGCGAAGTTCCTCTTCGTCGATGATGGCTCGAAAGTAAATCTCCATCCGGTCAGCGTCTGGGCGGTCGGCGGAGACAAAATCAATCCCTTCGTTCATCAACGTGCTGATGAAGTGAACATTGCGGCCCAAGCGGTCCTGCTTGCCGATCACGAGCGTGGCCTTGTGCATCCGCGCCCGGTGAATGGCCTTGCCAAGCTCCACGCGATCCGCGTCACTGCCCGTTTCGACTTCCACGAACTCGGCGATGACCTTGACCCCAATGGAGTCGGCGAACCGCTGGATGACCTGGCGCTGGTGCTCGATTCCATAAGCATCGGCAATCGTCTCCGCTTTGTTTTTGCCCTTCTTCGGCTTGCTGAGGCGAAGGTAGGCGACAATCTTGGTGATCGGGTTGGTACGCATGGATGTATCTCAGAAAGCTGGCGAGACGTTGTATAACTCAAGATTACACCGAGCCTGGCCGGTGTCAAATCCGCTGTCAAAGATTTCCGAATATGTGGGTCATGCTGGCGAGACGCAGCCCCAAACGGCCAATTCTCCAAGAAAATCCCTTCCCCGCAGTTAAGAATCGGGTAAGAAAGAGAAGTCGTTGGTCCCACTTCTCTTCTCGCAGGGGTTTCACGTATGAAACGAGTGCTCCGTCTCCGCAAACCACCGTCCCGCCGCAGGAACCGCCCGGTGGTTAGGCCGCCCAAGGAGTTGATGGCCCGTGGCCTGTTTACTCGGCCGCATTGTGCTTGGCGACCTGGAGAATGGCTTCCTCGGAAGCTATGCTAGTGGCGACCCATAGAGGCTGCCCGGCCCAAGGATGGGCGGGCAGCTTTTTTCGTTTGAGGACCGCATGTACGACGAACCGCTGGTGCTGACGCACGAAATTCTCGCGAGCACGTTGGGATCGCTGCCGAACAACCACGGCTTCTGGTACAAGGAAATCCGCGAGGAATGGACCAAGGTTTTCAAGATCAATCCAGGAATGCTTGAGAAGTTGAACGACGATCTAGCCTGGTTCCACGTCGTCACGATGTTTCAGCGGCCCGGCGCTTGCGAGTTTGCCCAACATCTGGAGTTCACGCATTACCCACCGCACACGCCGGCAAACGACAACTTCCACTACCGAGTGTTCAAGTGGGAAGATTTGCTGTGGGCAATTCTCTCGGTGCCCGTTGCGGACGCGAACAAGGCTTACGTGGCGGCCAGCATCAACAATCTCCGGCTCGTTGATGGTCCACCACGAATGTTCGAGATGGATGGCGTCCACGGCATCGGTTCGACTAGACGCGAGATCACGCCCCACGATAAAATCTTCCCGCTGAACAATCAGCAGACGTTTTCCCTCGAACAACAACATGCAGAGAGAGGCCCCGTGCCGGTGATGATGGGTGCGGTGAGGTATGCTCCCAAGGAACAGCCCAGAGAGGACAATTTGCTCGATGCCATTCTAAAGAGGAGGAAACGCGGTGGATGAAATCAAGCAAGGACGACTTGTGGTCACGCCCGATGGCTACTTTGGGATCGTGACTAGCGTAACCGACCGAACGGTGTATTGTGGAAATGGTTGTGACACCGTGATCCCAGAAGTTGACTGGCCTCGTCTCCAGACCCTTCCGATGAAGGTTGGCGAGACAGGCAGCTACGCCGACTTCATCGGAATCGAACGCTACCTCGTTGAACGCAGCCCATGAAGCTCCCGTCGAACATGAAGTTGGCCGATGCGCCGACGCCGCTCCAGAAAATCATCGCCGACGTGACGCGCGAGTTCAAAAAGCGAGGTCGCGCAAAGGCGCGTGTTCGCGCGGTCACTGAGAAAGAAATTACAAGCCGCGATGTCTCGGCGCTGATGAACCCGGCCGACAAGTACATGATCGAGGGCTTACTGAAAGCCCGTGCTCGCGAAGGCGCGCTCGCGGTGGCCGTCGTGTCCGAAATCTGGACCATCGAGTCACACAAAATGGGCGTTGACCCGTTCTATTCGGAGTTGGCAGTGGAGATCGCCCGCGAGGGCCTTCTGCACCGGCACCCGGATCGCGTCGAGAAGCTGATGGTGACCTACGAGACGGCAGAGTGGGGAATTCTCGCCACCGCAGAGATCAAGCGAAAGCCAGATCGGCTCGGCTACTGGGCACTGAATCGCGTACCCTATGATCGACCGCCGAACCGCGACGAGATCGGATGCAGCGGTCGATCAACGCGCATCTACGAGAAGGCCCGCCGATGAGTCGGATGGAGTTCAAGCTGACGCAGCCGTGCGCCCTCTGTCCGTTCCGCTGTGACATTCGAGCCTTCCTGACGCAATCGCGTGCCCAAGGCATCGCTCTGAGCCTTGAAGAGGCCACTTTCGCGTGCCACGAGACCACGAGCGCGACCAAAGAGCAGCCTCGTGCTACGGATGGCACCTTCGCGCCTCGCGTCGAGCAGCACTGCGCCGGCGCTCTGATCCTGATGGTGAAGTCGGAGCACCTGGGCTGCCTGCAACAAGTCGCCTCGCGGCTTGACTGGCTCGATCTCGACCGGCTCAAGCTCGACGCGCCGGTGTTCGACACGTTCCAAGCGTTCATCGACGCGCAGCCAGAGCCGGGTACTCCCATTAAGCTGCCGAGACGCATCTGGTACGAGCATTGAGTCGCAAAGTCGCACGTTTTAGCGATTTGGACCTGTAAGCGGGCCATTTTCGGCCACAGAAAACTCGTTTTGGGCCATTTTTACGCGAAAAATCAGCCATTTTAGACCTGATAAAGCTGTGCCGCCTTGCCTTTGACGGCTGAAACGGTGTCGATGAGGATCGTCGGCTCGTGGTCGTTGAGATATTCGGTCGCACGAACGCAAACGCCGTTGTACACCGCTGTGAACGTGTGCATGGTGTGCAGAGGCAGGTATTCCTTCGGCGGGCGCTGGAAGAGCACTGGATTCATGTCGTCGCGGTCCCGGCAGGCCGAGCGGACGAGCGACATCGCCGCAGGTTGCAGATAGGCCGCCTCGAAGTTGTCCATGTCGCCCCACAGGTCGCCGTCGCCGCTGTAGAGTGCGAAATTGACGTAATACAGGCCCGTTTCCGTGAGTTGGCCATCCCAAACGAGCCGTTTGCCATCGAAACCCTCTTCATCGCGAAATTCCAACAGCCGACCCTTCGGAAACAGGTCGGCCATGAGCCTCGCAAGCGTTTGCGCGGTGATTTCGACGGACTGCGGTGTGTGGATGCGCCGCTTCGAGGGGTGGAGTGGCGTGGCGCTCTCTGGCAACCAATGCGTCGGCAGAAAATAGCCAATGAACCGTTGTGCGGCTCGGTGCCGTCCGATTTTGCTGCCTAGTGCCATAGCGCGTCTCCATATTTCGACGCGCCAATCATCGACCGCTAGCAGGTCAAGAAACAAAGAAAGCCGCGCTTGGTAGCACGGCTTTCCCACGCGGTACGTCCGTCACTCAGGAGACGACGACGATAGGGCGAGCTTCAATGTGGCCGCGTGTGCCTCTGTTGTACGTGAGTGCTAGCAGTTTACAAGCGGGGGTGGCCTCCGTGCCCCATCAGGTTGCCTCTTGCTCGCCCCGCCGGCAAATCTTAACGCAGGTTCGTCAAGCGCCAATAGGCCAACGCTCGATTTGCCGCCTCGCGTTTCGTCAGCCCGTCCTCGCTGTCGTCCGCGTGCCCTGGAGCGTGCCCTGGACCAAGCTTCTGACAGCCGACGCTGCCCGCGATGCCACGCACCATGCACGCCTGGTGCATCCACAGAGTCTTGTTGTTGAGCGGGAAGACGATCTCGCCTTCCACGATTGGCTCGTCGCAGTGATGGCACTTGTGCGTGCTCTCTCCTCGGAATCGAAACGCGCCGAAGTCTTCGCTGATGAGTTCAAACATGGAGGGCCTCGGTTGCATGAGAAGTGCAGCGGCATCGTCTGCGTCGATGATACCGTAGGCCACGGCTTCAACGAGGTCGTAGAAACAAAGATCGTCATCCATATCGCCATCCTACCACGCCGATGATGCCCGGTCCCTGGACCATCTGGCTCGGTTCTCGCTGGTCTCGATGTTGGTCGCAGCGAAACCCGTACACGAACATGACGGCCGCCCGCTCGCCGCATACGCCGCAGGCAAAATCTTCGAGCCTGGGCTTCGTCCTGCATGCCTCGCATGCCTGCCCGCGTTCTGGCACCTGATGTTCACCGCAGCGGGCGCACCAAAAATTCATCGCTTCATCCACCGCTTGGTGATCGTGCCGGCGATGGCACCAGAGATCATCGCCACGAGAATGCCGAGTACGAGCATCCACGGATTCTGCATCGGTCCAGGTAGGCCGTTCATCGCTTGTCCAATTTCGGTTTGTCAGGCTTGACGGGAATCTCTTTTGGTGGCCACCCCTTGCGGCCATCGCGAACTTCATCGACGCGATCCTTGAGCATCTCGGCCGTGAGTCCCTCGATTGGCACGAACAGCCAACCGGCCGGCGTGCGAGCCGCAAGCTCGGTCGCTGCGACGAAGACGCCAAGGAAGTCACCGAGGGTGATGATACCACCGCCGCGAGCGACAATCATCTGGTAGTAGGCCAGCTTCGGATCGCGTGGCTGATACGTCAGCTTGAGCACCTGGCCGGCAAGCCAGATTTCCCGCGTCATGCGAGCGATGGCAGCCTTGATCTCGGCTTCGTCGCTCACGTCGGGAATTCTGAATGCAATGCCAATCACTTGCGAGTCAAAGTGATGAAGGCGGCGGCCACGTGAACGCCAAGCAGGATCGCGAAGCAGGATCGCGAAGAGAGGATCGTGGCTGTGCTGGAAGGCGTGGGCTGCCATGCCGATCTCGAAACCAAGGAGTGTGCAATTCATCGTTACTTCTCCAAGAGTTGTTGCGGGTTGCCACGATCCGCTTGACGGGCATTCCTCAGCCGCTCGCGCAGCCAGTAGTTTTGTCGCGAGAGTTGGACTACGCGCACAATGAGTATGACGTTGACCACGAGCAATGCCAAGTTCAGATAACTAGCCATCGAGCACTCCGTAGTTGACTTTGCAGTTCTTGCACTCGTGATCGACTGCGCCGCAGCCCTCGCGGCCCTCGCACAATTTCTTGCCGCAGGCCGGGCACCAGTAATCACGAAACGGGTAGTGGTTGTACGCTCGCGTCCACATCACGTAGTCGCCGTACTGCCTTATTTCGAGGCCGTCGCTGAGCCAGTTCAGGAGCACTCGCTTTAGCCACTGCATCATCGACAAGTTTCTCAAACGCTTGAAGTGCCTTGAGGCCGATCAGCTTAACGAAAGCCAGGTACTGATCGGGGTCGCTGGTCAGCGGCCCGTCGCAGAGATGATAGCCGATGTTCCTTGCAGAGGAATACTCCTCGGTGGCTCGCACGCCCTCAAGTCGCTTCTGTTCAAGTTGCCACTTGGCCAGGTCGGCTCGTTTCTTCCGCCACGACTTCACGTCGTTATGCGTCGGAATGCGGGCCGTGCCCCGCCCATTGAGGCACAGGCCGTCGAAGCTAAAGCGTGCCTGGAGCGCTGTCTTCCCCGTCCAAACGGACTTCGGCGTCCGTTTGGTCACCTTGTCCATGCGGAGGAAATTGCCCGCTGAGTCCAGTATCGCGATCTCGTCGCCCACCTTCGCTATCTCCAGCGTCCGCTCCATCGTCTGACCCTTGCCGAACTTCATGGACTTCATTGATGCGCCCTACGAATGTGAAGAGTGCCCTGAGCACGTCGGGATCAAGGCAAATCTCGTGGACTGGAAACTGAGCTTCGGTGCGAAGCCAGATGCTCCCGTGAACCTCATCATACTCCGCGTACACGCCATCACCGATGTATTCTTTCATTGAGGTATTCCTGGCCCCATCGCTGAGGCGTTGCGTCAGCACGGATGACATCCCGTGCTTCGAGTTCTGAACACTTTAGTTCGAGGCGCTTGACTTCGGCAGTGAGTATTCCAACTTGCCACCGCTCGTGGAAGAATCCAGCGATGAATGCCGCGAGCACGAACAGATAAATTGCGTTCTTCATGGTTCCCATCCTCGTTTTTCAAATTCAATCTTCGGATCACGGCCGGCGGCCGTTTCTTCCTGCCACAGCTTGAAGTATTTTGTTTCCATCCAGCGGCGGCGTGTTTCCGCCTGCCACTTCTCGATGTCGTAATCCTCGGCCTTGAGCATCTCGCGAGCGACGGTGGCCCACAGAATCAAATTCGCGCAGTGACCGCAGTCATCGGGGTGGTCGATCATAATCGGATCATCGCTGCGAGCCATGAGTTCGATGAACTCGCGATGTCGCACTATTTTGTCAGTCATTGGGTTTCCTCGGCGGTATCGGCAGGTGCCCATCGAGAATCATCTGTGAACGAATCATCGGAATCACATTCTCTGGATCAATGCCTCGTTCCTCGCACTCGTCGCCGAGTAGCTCGTCTGGCCCTGGCAGATCACACTCTTCGAGATCGTCAGGATTTAGACCGAACACATTCTTTGCGAACATCACCCGGTTGAAGTCCCCGGTGATCTGCATCGTGACCGTACCGCTTTCGCTCAACGAGACAATCGGTCCTCGTTGCCCTGTGGGCTTGAGTCGGAACAATTTGTACGGCGGGAATCTCGCCGCGAGTTCCTTGATGATCGGTGGCTTGTTCTTGAGCCACTCTTGCCAGAGTTGCTCTTTCTCGTCAGGCCACTCCATCCAATTCGCCATCACGTCGCTCCCGGCTCGTTCGTTGTGACTTGCAGCACCGACGAATACCACGTCTCGCTGCTGCGGTATCGCTCATTGGTAATCAAGCCAAGCTCAGAAAGCAACTCGTCTGAGCGATAACGAATGACCGAGCCTTCGCAACGATGATTCCGCTCGGCTTTGAGCAGATCGAGGAACCGTTCGGCCCGCGAGTGATCCGTGAATCGCCGCCGGCCAGGTGTGCAAGCCAGGGCGTGGAATTCCACGTAGCTGTACTTGCGGAGATCGGCACCGAGGAACTGGCGCACGCGATCCAGGGCACGCTTCCACTGACGTTCAACAGGGATCGCCGTGGGCGGCTTCAATTCTTCCCCGAAGAACTCCGGCACCGTCCATGCGGGCGGGACGTTCAGATGTTCGGCCAGGCGTTTCTGCTCTTGCTCGCGGTAGAACGTCACCGGGTCATGGCCAGGTCGAGCCATCAGGCGGTTGATGATCTCGACATCTTGGATGGGACGAAGCTCGCCGAAGAGGCGGCGGATGTTGTCCAGGCCCACGTCCATTGATCTCCGTGTCGGCCAAATCTCATCGAGCGTCCGTTCGCGCTCGGAGTGAAGGTGGCCGTACAGGTGCAGTGATCCGTAGTGACTCGATGGCCAGTAGCAGTGCGGGTAATGCGAGAGGAAGACCTTGATCTCACCAAGCTTGATCTCGGTCACGTCCTCGGTGGTCTTGAATGCTTTGCCAAAGTTCGCGCGGTCGTGATTGCCCCAGATCAGATGCAGGTTCGGGCAGCGAATGCGATCCACGTAGGACTGCGCAGCACGCCAAGCGAAGTCACCGAGGATGAAGAGCCTGTCTTCTTCGGCGACATATTTGTTGATCGTGTAGATGACTTCGCGGTCGTGCTCGTCAATGTGCTTGTACGGCCGACCTGTCATCTCCATTATCCGGTCGTGGCCGAAGTGCGTGTCCGCCGTGAACCAAGTCTTGCCCTTCATCCGCTCCTCCCTGAGCTATGGCTTCATCGTGTCCCCGGAACCTGGCTTGCTGCGGAACTCCGCTGGCTGTTCGGGCTTGGTCAGTTTGTCGAGCCAGATGTGCAGCATGTCGCCCAAGATGATAAGCATCTGGGCGTCGGTGAGCTTGAATCGCCCTTGCACGGTCTGGAGGTTGTTGGCCACTTGCTGGCCGGCGTCCACGAAGCTCATTGTATCTCCCTGGAGCATAGAATCTGCGTCATTCTACGGTCGATTTCTCCGAGGAAGACAGAAACATCGGCTTTGAGTATCCGCGCCTCTTCGAGCAGCTTCAATCTTGTAATCTCGTCTCGATTTGTGGACCGGCGGCGAACCCGAATCTCATCCAAGCGAATGCGCGTCAGACGTTGCTGAACGCCTTCGCGAAAAATGGACAAGATACGCTCACCATCCGTATCCCTAATCTTGCCGGCTGCTGCTGCATTCATCAGGATGTTTGTCTCTCGGTCGCCAATCATAGGTCCGCTTTCTTCTTCTTGGGCCAGGCGTCCATCCGATCTGCATGTTGGAGCGCCTTCATCGTAAGGATCGAGTCGCCACCAATCTCTTGATTGCGGCGTGCCCAGTAGCGGATCGTCTCCGCGCCGAGCACGTCTTGTCCTCGGACAAGGAACACGGGTTCATCCGCCGGGATCAGGTTTGCGGTGTCTTGGATACGGTTGTAGTCGGATCGTGCGTGAATCATAGCTTTGCGTGAATCTCCCTAATGGCATCGAAGCGAGCCTGCGCGATCTCCAACTGGCGGGTCCGCTCGATTCCTTCCTCGTGGGTCTCTTTGCGCCGCGACGTGCGGTGCTTCAACGGCCTTATAGCAGCACGGGCTTTTGCGAGGAACTTCCCCACGAAGCCCTTGAAGGCTTTCCGCTTTGCTCCTGATACTTTGGCAACGCTCACGTGTCCCATTCCTTTCCGCATGAACAACGAAAATGATGACCGTCCGAGTTCGTCCACTCTGTCGCGTGCTCGTGGAAGAACTTGCAACGGTAATAGGCAATCAGGGTCCGCGTGCCCGGCCAGACAATCGCGTAGCAGACCGCGAGGAAGATCGCGCCAATGATTATGGCGTCGAATGTACCCCCTGAGAATTGACGCGGCGGGTCCATGCTTCACCGGGCCAGAGAAAATTCTTGAACGCGAGACTGCATCGTTTGAAGCTCCAGCAGATGGACCTGGCGTCCGCACTCTGGGCACGTCCGCTGTTCGCTCGTGCCGCCGACAATGATCTTGTCATCGTGCTTCTCCGCGCAGAGCGGGCACCGCTGGATCAAGGGTAACATGGGACTCCACGCTGGCAGGCTTTGCATGTGATGTTCCGGCAGACCTCGAAGCGGCCGAACGCCTGGAGGCTGGTGTCGTGCGGAGTCTCCACACCCTGGACATCAATGATGAACTTCTCCGTCGTCCAGCCTTGCTCGATGCGGAGCACCGGGAAGCGATGGTCGCCGCAGACGATGATGTCGCCGACCTGAACCTCGTTGCTCCATAGCAACTGGTGATCGGGATGCGTGGGGTATGGGTGGCTTGGGGGCATGGGGAGGGAGTATGCCCGCCATCCCCCGGCCGGTCAAGATTACTTTGGCACGCCAAGTCGGGTGCTCTCGCTCAAGGCGATCTCCAACGTCGATGGGGCGGGTAGCTGATCCATCATCAGTGCGCCAAGCTCTTGCACGGCATCCACCGCGCGTGAATCAAACTCCGGTGCCTCGGCTTCACCCATCGCCAGCTTGAACTTCTGCCTCGGCGTCATCCCCTTCGGGTGCTTTGAGAAGATTTTGTGCATCGCTAGCATCCGGTTCTCGAAAGCCGGCGGGCACGTGAAGACCCAGTGCGCGAAGGTCGTGTCAAAGTCATCGTCGAAGTTCTCCACGTAGAGCGCATGCCGCGTGATCGCTTCGTTCTCGCCGTGGTACTCAGGGCGATTGCCGCCACCCGTCCGCGTGTAGAGCACGATCTGGACGGTGCCGCCGTGCTCCCGCGTGTACATATCCCGGAAGCGCGGGATCGGCGGGAGCTTCTCGGCTGTCTCGATGATGCGGGCGTAGAGTCCGAAGAGCGGGTTGTTCCCGCAGACCATGTTGTAGATGCTCATTTGATTTCACCCACGTCGATCATGTGACGAACCTGCATGTGGCCGACCTCGGCCGTCTGCCACGTCTTCCACTGATAGAACTTCTCGCCCACCTGGCCGCCGGAGATCATCGTCTCGAAGATGCACTGTTTCCCGTATCCCAGGAACATTGTGGAGACCTGGATGCCTTTGACTTCGGTCTTCGCTACAACGCGGTTCCTGCCACCGAACTCACACTGAGCCATGAAACGCATGTGCTCCACCATCGTGGCCGGCACGACTCGGTTCTGATCGTCGAGAATGAAGTTGCGCTTATCGTTCAGAGTTGGATGCTTTGCTACCTCCGCCTCCAGGCGGGTGAAGAATCCTTCGAGGTTGGCTAGGTCATCGTTCATCAGTGGCAGCAGTCAGGACATTCGCCGTCTGTGAGCGGGGCTGCTCGGCCGCAGACAACGCACTCTTCTCGCAGCACGAGGTAGCGTGTTGCGAAGGGCATCCCATCCGGCCAGGTGCCCATGATGTTGATGGCGAATGGAACTTCGCCCTCAGAAAGTGTGTCGGTGAAGACGAAGGTCATTGGACCGAATACCCACCGGCGTCGAAGATGATCGTGACCTGGCGTCCTTGGAAGGTGAACGTCAGGTGGTAGCGGCCATTCTCTTTCAACCAACTCATCCGCCTCTCCCCTCCCGAACCAGATCAGCGGCAATGTTCTGGTCCCCATACTTTAGCCGCATCTCTTCGCGCGTCCTGTCCGCCGCCTCTCGGAGCAAGGCAATCGCTTCCTTGTCACCACTGGCAATGACGCGGAGCGCCAGTTCAAGTTCAAGGTCGGAGTTGGCCTTCATGCGGAGCGCCCACGTCGCGCGGTCCAGTTGTGCTCGCAGGCTGCGGTTCGACCGCCACAGCAGATAGAAACAAACGATGCTCCCGGAGAGGAGAGCGATGCGAATCAGCGAGAAGACGAGGGCGGTCATATCGGCATCTTAGACGCCTGGCCGCCTGGAAGGAAAGGGCGACGGCCGACAGACGCACCGAACTACGAGTCGGGTAACCCCGGCCGCCGGCCGTCGCCTCTTCCCTCATCGGCCGCCGGCCGCGCCGCCCGCGAGGCGCGGCGATGGCTCGATCCCCTGCCAATTGACGCGGCAGTACCTTGGCGCGGACCCCAAACATGCTCAGAAGGGCCGGGAGGCCGCGCAACCCCCACAATCCGGTTCTTCGGCACATTTGACCCCACCCGGTATCTCCGCTACCTCACAATCAGGATCACCACTACAACCCCACCTTTCTGTGCTCGTCTCGTCTGCTTTGTTGTGCATCAATGCTGACGAGACGAGACGAGATGAGCTAGGCAAACTAGCTAGGCGAGATGATACCCCGCAACGTATCGCATGCTGACGCAAACCTATATGTGGCAAGGGTTTGCGTCTCGTCTTCCCTCGCATGCTGACGAGCTAGGCGGGCGGGTCTCCGCCTGGATATTGGCCACAATGCGCCCTATGGGGGCGCGTATCCGTCAAGCAATCCAGGCGGAGACCGTCTCCAGGCGGGCGGGTCTCCGCCTATGGTACGGTGGTAGGGGTGGCACCGATTGTAGGGATCGCCCACGTGTAGGGGTCGCCCTGGTGGTAGCGATTCTCCGGGTTGTTCCGGTTGTGACGATTATGCAGCCTCCGGGTTACACTCTAACCCCGCGAGCGGGCGTTATAACCGTGAGACGCGGCAGTCTCCCACTCTTAATTAAAATTGATTCATTCTATCTATCTATCTATCACCCACGTACATGATACATCGCTTACATATAGAATAAATAGGGCGATCAGGACGTTCATTATAATCGGATCGACGTAAGTCTATATGTGGCAATGGTTTGCGTCAATGTGGCAATTACTCCCCTGTCATTCCACCTACTAGGGCGCGGGGATACTGGGCGGGCGGAGACCTACTCCGCCGCTATCCAGGCGGGCGGAGACCTAGCGGGCGGGGTCTCCAGGCGGGCGGAGACCGTCTCCAGGCGACTAGGCGACTAGGCGACTAGCGGGCGGGGTCTCCGCCTATCGTCTCCAGGCGACTAGCGGCGGAGACGGTCTCCGCCTGGATAGCGGCCGAATTCTAGCGGCGGGCGCTTGCGTCTCGTCAGCATTGACCTAGTATTGAGTGTAAAGGGAGACCGCAAGCAATGTTCCACAAATTCCAATTGACGCGCAACGGTTTGCGGGGTCTCCGCCTGGAATTGCGGCGGATGGGCGCAAGCAAACGCTATAGCGGATGGGCGCTTGCCGATTTACTGGCATTCCGCCCGCAATTTGTGGAATTCAATTTGCCTAGTGGGCAATTGCTGCGCGTTGAGTTTATCTAGGGCGGGCGGAGACCGTCTCCGCCTAGCTCGTCACAACTGGAGACGCAACAAATGAGCGCGTTTGAATTGACGCAAACCGAACTAGAGCAAATTCTGGCCAGCGCGCCCGCCGCGCAATTGTTCGCCACAATTCGGAAAACGCTAGGCGAGACCGAATATCGGGTAAAGGTTTACGGCGCGAACGGCGCGCGCCTGGAAAGCGCCGATTGCTTTGAAACGAGCAAACGCGCCGCACTGGAGACCGCGCAAGCAATGGGCGCGCAAGTATTTCCCACAATCCGCGCCGGATTGCTTGCGTCTCGTCAGCATTGACCTAGTATTGATTGTCGAGACGAGACCCGCCAAGCTTCACAACTGGAGACGCTAACAATGTCGAGAAAACACTTTATCGCGATTGCGGCCGAAATTGCCACTATCCAGGATGATACGGCGCGGCGCGTTGCGGCGCTCGCAATGTGCGCGGTTTGCAAAGCGCAGAATTCGCGCTTTGATCGGGCGCGCTTCCTGCGCGCTTGCAACGTTTCCGAATAGCGGCGGAGTAGGTCTCCGCCCGCTAGAATGCGGGCGGGGTCTCCGCCTAGCTCGTCTCGTTTGACGAGCTAGGCGGAGACCGCAAACAACTGGAGACGCAAGCAATGTGCCATAAACTGCGCGAAGCTTCCCCGCGCTTGCTTTACGATAGAGGGGAGCGCGCCCGCGCCAAGCTTGCGCGTATCGCGCGCTGCAATGTACACTTTGGCGGCGCTAGCGCGCTAACCCTCGCAAACCGAATTATCGCAATGGGCGGGGATAGCGAATTGCTTGACGTAGTTTCAAGCGCCTATAGCTCGTCAATTGGCAGCGCGCCCGAATATCTTGCTTACCATTGCCCCGAATGCGACAGCGTACACGCGGGGGAGACTGCGGCGCGGGAATGCTGCGCGCAAACTGACGAGCTAGACCAATGGGAAGACGAGCAAACAACGGAAGACGAGTAGGCGGAGACGGTCTCCGCCGCGCTTTCCGAATATGACGAGACCCCGCCCGCAAAAATAGTTTGCGGGCGGGGTATTTTCGCGCGCTTTGCTTGCGTCTCGTCAGCATTGACCTAGTATTGAGTGTAAGGCAATCGGAGACGCAAACAATGTTCGCAACAATCCTAATCGTGCTAGTTGTCGGAATGTTGTATGCGGGTCTCGTCAAACTGTCAGGAATGGCAGAATCCAACGTTTTCTAACATCGGAGACGCAAGCAATGTTCCACCTAGTAGCTTTCCACGTTTTCAGCAATTCGGCCGCGCGTGACACAATGGCGGGGAAGTATCGCGCCAAATCATGCGTTTGCGAGACTCAGGAAAACGAGACCGCGCGGGGCACTGATTACATTCTGGCGGTTTACCTAATGAGCTAGGCGGAGACCGTCTCCGCCCGCGACAACTGGCCACAATTCAGGGGAGTTCCGATTATGTCGTTTATGCAAGCTGAGATAGTCCAGGACGATTGGATCGAAATTGAGGGTTCTGACGGGTCGCGCTTCATTCCGGCGGATTTGTGCGGCAAACTGGCGGAGACGGAAGACGAGCGCGCCGCGCAAGTGCGCGATTATTACGATGGGCGCGAAATTTCCAGTGTTACGCTTCATGCCAATAAATGGGGCGCGCGTTTGCAAGCGCCTGGATACATGGATTGTACCGATTGGTCCATTTATGACAGCGAGCGCGAAGCAAAGCGCGAATTGTGCGCGGAACACGAATTGTGCCCAATTTGCCTGGAAAGCATAGCGGAACCAATTGGGCGCAATAACTCTCCCGCATGCCGTTTCCATCATTCCCGCGACTAGCGGCGGAGTCTCCGCCCAATTGCGGGCGGGGTCTCCGCCTAGCTCGTCTCGTTTGACGAGCTAGGCGGAGACCGTTTCACAACTGGAGACGCTAACAAATGACACTAGAGCAAACGAGACCGATACGGCGCGGCAAGCGCGAATTGATTGCAGCGCTTGACGAATTCACCGCAAGCTATATTGCGGCCGCGCTGTTTTCGACAACTGACGAGACGCGCCCCGATGGCGGAGACCCGCTAGATAAGAATTACGGCGCGGAAGATATTACGCTCGCAACGTTGGCGCAATTTATTGCCGATTGCCAGCAATTCCAGCGCGAACATTTTGACAAGATAGCACCCGATTTGTCGCGGGCGGGCGCGGATTTCTGGTTTACTCGCAATGGGCACGGCGCGGGATTCTGGGATGGCGATTGGCCAGAATTCGGAGACGAATTGACGAGCGCGGCGCATAAGTTTGCGGAAGTAAATTTGTACGTTCACCGCAAGCAAATTTACCACTAGGCGGAGACCGTCTCCGCCTGGATACACTCGCAACAAACTGGAGACCGCAAGCAATGTTCCAACTAGATAAAAGCTTTACCGCATTGACGAGCGAACAAATTCTAGCGCTGGCGGTAGGTCTCGCAAACCGTCACAACAAATTGACGAGCGCAGAATACGTTATGCAAAAATTCGGATTGCATACGTTTGGAATTGAGCGCGTAGAATGCGCGGGGAAAGCTTGCCGCTATGTCAATTTGGGGGAGACCTACGAAACGACAGTGATACGCGCGGGCGGAGAATATGCGGCCGATAGTTGGGGCAATTGGTACGAAACAATAGAGCGCGAACATTGCGAGGCGGAAGACGTTATCCGTTGCGGGTATTGTTCGGAGTTTACCCCGCTATGCGATAAAGCGCTGGCGGAGTCTCCAGGCGCGCGGCATTCCTGGAATCTAACAATATGCGAACATTGCGGGCGCAATGTCTCCGATGGAACATTGCCAGCAAAGCAAACGGAAGACGAGACGGAAGACGAGACGGAAGACGAGACCGCATAGCATGCGGCGGAGACGGTCTCCGCCTGGATACACTCGCAACAAACTGGAGACGATAACAATGGCGCGCGAATTCAAGCTTGAAACGTATCTAATGGAAAACGGCAAATTGCAATCGTTTGCGTTTCCAGGCGGATACCCTATCTATTTTCTCTGCGCGGATGGCGGGGTATTGTGCCCCGATTGCGCAAACGAGAATTTGGAATTGATTCGCGCGGCAATTGCTGACAGTGGCGCGGATAAGCAATGGGAAATTGTTGCGGCGGAAATAAACTGGGAAGATAGCGCACTGATTTGCGACAATTGCAACAAACGAATAGAAAGCGCCTATGCGGAAGACGAGACGGAAGACGAGACCCCGCCACAATGGCGCGTCAACGTTGGCAACATTGGCGAAGTGTATAGCGGCGGAGACGAGACGCAAGCGCGGCAAACGTTTGCGGAATACGTCAAGCAATCGGGCGCGGAATATGGGCGCGCGTCAGGGGAGACCGTCACGCTATTCCAGGGAGACGAGATAGCGGCCGAACATATCGGCGCGCTACATGCTGACGAATAGGCGGAGACGAGACCCGCGCAGGGGCGCGGGGTCTCCGCCTAGCTCGTCTCGTTTGATCGGAGACGAGCTAGGCGGAGACCGCAAACAACTGGAGACCCGCAACAATGCCGCAAACATTGCTTTGTCCTGATTATGTCGCCTGGACTATGCGTGACGGAAATGTCATGTGTGGCAAGGTGCGCGATAAATTGTATGGCACGGTTTATATCGTGCGCGTCGATGGTTCCCAATGTTCCATAAGCGAGGACAAATTGCGTCCTGCCAGTTGTGACGATGTTGAGGCTGCGTGCCGATTCTTTGCCACAATCGGCAAATAGTGCGCTTGCGATACTCCGCCCAATTGCGGGCGGGGTCTCCGCCTAGCTCGTTTCGTTTGATCGGAGACGAGCTAGGCGGAGACCGTCAAACAACTGGAGACCCGCCCGAATGTATCCGCCCACAATCCGCGCCAACTATCGGCAATGGCGCGCCGCTATCGTCGGCGCTATTCGCTCGCAACGGCGCAACGGAAATACCCCGCGCAGGGGCGCGCCTACCGATACGCGCCCGCGCCTAGCGTTTGACCTACGCGCCCGCCGCAAGCAATTGCGAGCGCTTGCGGGTCTCGTTTGATCGGAGACCCGCGCCCGCAACTATCCAGGCGGAGACCTACTCCGCCGCATGCGCCCACAATCCAGGCGAGACCCGCCCGCGCGTCTCGCCTGGATTGCGGGCGGAGACCTACTCCGCCGCAAGTATCCAGGCGAGACCCCGCGCCCGCCGCTATCCAGGCGGGCGGAGTCTCCGCCGCATTGTGGAAAGCTTCGCCTATGTTTCGCGCTCGTTTGCTTGCGGTCTCCGCCGCGCTTGCGGTCTCCGCCTGGATTGCGCCCGCCCGCGCCCAATATCCGCCCGCGCCCGCGCCCGCGCCCGCGCCCGCGCCCGCGCCCGCCTATTCTCCGCCATTGTGGAAATTCACCCATTATCCGCATGGAATACCCCGCAACGGCGCGACAGCGCACGGACAGACCTATTATCCCTACAACCCCTACAGATCGGATTATCCGCGCGACCGCTACAACCCGAACGGCGTGCATAAGTTCCCCGTGCGTTAGAACCGATTGTAGCGACGAAAATGGTTTTGAGGCCACCCCTCGGCGGCCCCTAACAGGCGGCCGGCACGGGTAGAAAACTGGGCGGCCGGCTGGCCTAAAATTGGGCGGCCGGCGGGTAGCTCGGCTAAAAATTCCAGGCGGCCGGCTCGGCACGATCCGAGACCGGCCGCCGCTACGCGCGGGCCATGCGCGGCAGGCGTCGGCACGATCCGGGCGCATTCACCGCACGGCTTGCGGCGATTGGGCCGGCTATTCACCGCACGGCTTGCGGCGATTGCCGGCGTCTTTGGCCCGCATGCCCGGCAAGCCCTCTAGGCGGCCCGCTGTAGCGTCCGCGCCGACGCTCGTCTTTTGTCCCGTCTCGCCAGCTTCAAGGCGGCCAGCATGCAAGCCAGCCGGCCGGCGGTGCTCGTTTGCGGCCACGTGTGGCCCGGCTGGCGGCGGTGCTCCAGGTCAATGATGATCGACGCGGCCAATCGTTTGACGCGGGCTAGATTTTTGGATTCTGGAGACGCAAGGCGGCCCGGCCGGCAAGCACGGGCAAGCTCGGCTTGACGGCCGGCGGGTAGCTCGGCAATGATCGGGCTACAGCGCTGGACGGCCGGCGGGCGGCCGGATAGAAAGCCACCTATCGCAACCGCCCGCCGGCCCCGGTTCGGTGCTAGGCAGAATAGCCGGCGGCCCGGCCGGCGAAAACGGCTAAGCGCCGCCAGCCGATAGCGCTAAGCGCCGGCGTCCGATAGGGCCAAGCGCGGCCAGCCGATAGAGCTAAGCGCCGACAGCCGTCAGCGCATAAAAATGCCCGGCCCGCCGGGAGACGATTGGCGGGCCGGGCGCGGGAGACGAACCGCGTTATTGTTTGCGCTCTTGCTCGTTAAGTTTGTCGGCTCGTTTCTGCGCGGCTTCGGATGATCGGAAGATAATCAGGCGGCCCCGCCTATCGTTCAATTCGTGAAGCGGCGAAATGCCCCACACTACCCGCCAGCCGCGCCGGTGGCCGCTTGCCCGATGCCAAGCGATATGGTGACGCGCTTCGGCGGCCGTGAAATGTTCCCCATTCATTCCGCGCATCTTGCGCACGCGCCGGCGTTCGGCCGCGATTTGTTTCTTATTACGCAACATTGGCAAGCCCCCGCTCGGCTAGATAGGTTTGCTTTGACTCCGCCAGCGCGACGATTCGCTCGGCAGTCTGTTGGCTGATTCGCTTGTGCGGCCGGTCAATGCTAACCGGCTCGCTTGTATGCAGATTGACCCCTTTGGCCTTATGCGTGAAGACTCGCGAGACCTTGACCACTCCGCCCTCATTGTGGAAAGCGAAGTCGCCGGCATTAAGTTGGCCCGGCTTCACGTCATCGCCAAGCGAGGCGCGAAGCTCTTTTATTTCCGTTTCGATGGTCCCGGCCCAATGCTGGATTGCGAGGTCGCGAATCATCCTATTGAGATGATCGACGAATGGCTGGACGCCCCCGCCCCAACCGACAAAGCCGGCGGGGTTAATCAAGCCGAGACCCTTGAATCGCTTATTGAGGCGCTCCATCTCCGCCGTCATCACGGGGTAAATGCGGTCGCGCTCGGCACTGGCGGCCACGACTTCCGGCGTCTTGCCGGCGGCTTTGTAATCGCCGGCAAGCTGCTCTTTCGCAGCGTGGTAAGCCCGTTGGTGCTCGGTCGATGCGTCCGCGTATTGCGTGGCGAGTTCGATAAGCTTGGCAGTCTGTTTTGCGGTTGGCAGTTTCATGGTTGTCTCCCTTAACACAATCATACAACAAAGCTGGCGAGACGCAAATCAGATTTTGGAAAACTGCCAGCCGTTCACCCCGCCGCCAAGCTCCAGCGCGGTGTATCGTGCGCCGTCGTCATTTGCCACTTCCCAACCGGCCGCGCCCCAATGGAGCACAAACTTGTCGTGGCCGATAAATTCCTCAAAGGCGTCACGGATGGCATCTCCGATAACTTCGTCCTGCGCTGTAACGCTCGGCACGTATCGCCCCGATGGGAATTCCGGGACGCCGGCCGCCTCTAGCAGTTGCACGTCGCCGGGGGCAATGTGGGAAACGAGCGATTGCAGTTCTATCAATTCGCCCGTGCTGATTCGCTCGGCATTCAATTCGCCGCGCAGATATTCCAGACGCTTTTGTTCCGGGGTCATTTTCATGGTTGTCTCCCTAGATGTGCTTGAACTTGAGCGCCGCCTGCCATTCGTCGATTGCAATCGCGGCGGCTTTGCTCGGTCGCATGCCAGCCGCGAAGCGCTCTTTCCAGGTCTCGGCGGGCGTGGCGAATTCTTCAACCGGGGCGACGTGCGCGAGATTCGCATCGACTTTGGCCTTCCACTCGTCAAAGCCCCGATAGGTATTTTCCGTGTAGATGGAATCGCTAGGCAGGCCGGGGTTGATTTTCCGGTAGGTCGCAACCCATTGGGCAGACTTCTCTGCCGTCAAGTGGCCCGGCCCGTGTACCATCGTCGCGCCGTTCACCCAAACTTTGTACATTTCAAATAGTTGCATGATTGTCTCCCTTGACCAAACTATACAACAAAGCTGGCGAGACGCAAGTTATTTTTCTACGGTGTAGCCTTCCGTCATGGCTGCGAATGCCCACCGGGCGGCGGTATCATCATCATAGCCGGCCTTGCGGGCGGCGGCGTAGAGATTAAGCCACAGTCTGTAATCCATTGCCCTAGCTCCCGTATCGGTCGATGTAGTGGCGGCCCCACGTGCGGTAACACGTTCGCACGTGTGAAGCGCCCCGCTCGGCACGGTGCTGGCGGAGCACGCGGGCCAGCTTCGCACGCAAGCGGCGGCCGGTCCCGATGTCTTTGCGGATGTCGGATTTATTGGCAAACATTAGCGTCTCCCGATGCCTGGAATTGCCAAGTGGATTTTGCCGTCGCCATCTTTCTCCAGCACGACAAGCGAGGCAGCCGTGGGGTCTGCGACGGCCCGGTCCCGCACGACAATCCGCTGCTCGGATCGGCAGCCCCGCAAGCGGCGGGCGGCGTCTCGGCAAGCGGCGAACAATTGGAAGTAGGGGCCTACGTGCCCACCCTGCCCATAAAACAATTCAAAGCTACGGCCGTTTGTATTCATGTGTGTCTCCCTAACACAATCATACAACAAAGCTGGCGAGACGCAAATTATTTTGCCCAATCGGAAAGCCAAAGGGCCACACGGGGCAGGCAGTTGGCCATACTCTCGGCATGATCGGCATTGCCGAAAAATGTGATGTCATGCACGTAATCGCCATCCCGAACGGATAGGTCGATTATCTGGCCATCGACTTCCGCCCATTGGTGGCGGTCGTTTCCGCGTAGGTCTCCGCCGAACACGGCCGCCGCGAATAGGCTGGCGAATTTGCAAGCGCCCCGTGCTGTACGCGGACGCGGGCGGCCCATCTCGGCAGCCCGTTCGCGCCACTTGACGAGCACAAAAGCGCGGGCCTTGCGGATGTTGCCCAGCGTCGGCGGTAGTGGCTTACGTTTCCGCATAGCCTAACCGTTGCATGGTTTCCAGGTCGCTCCCGGCCACGTTGTACTCCCGGCGGAGATGCTCAAAGGCGGCGGCCGGCTCGTCCGCGTGAACGAATAGCGGATTGTGGCCGGCGTGGTTTGCGAATAGCTCGGCAAGCGGGCTATGCGGGTGAAAGTAAACGCCTAGCGGCTTGCCGGTCACGTCGTCCAGATTGGCATACGCTTCGTCGTGCTCGTCGGTAAAAGTTATTTCGACCATGATTGTCTCCTAAACCAATCATACAACAAAGCTGGCGAGACGCAAGTTAATCTTTCGATTCGGCCAGCTTGCGGAGCACGGTGGCCCGCTCTTGTTTGTCCAGGTCATGCGCGAAATTGCTTTCGCGGTCTCCCCAATAGAGCGAAATGTAGTTATGGCCGGGGAAGGTGGCCGTTTGCAGCCCGCCGCGCATCCATTCCATGCAATCGACCGGCCCCAATTCATAGGCCAGCAATGCGTCAATGGCAGCGTCAAGGTCGTCGCCGAATGCTTCGTATTCGGAACCGTCGCCCATGCGGACCCATAAGCTAACTTGTGCCATGATCGTCTCCCTTTGGTTTGCGACGGCGCGGGCCGGGCGGCGGGGCTATTCACCCGTGGGGAAACCGGCCGGCTTCCCGCGCCAAGTCTTTGCCCGCCACGTTCGCGGGCCAGTCTCAAGCAGCCGCCCCGGCTCGCGTCGTCAATCAACTATACAACAAAGCTGACGAGACGCAAGTTAAGTTTGCGGATTCTGGAGAATCTTGGCAACGGCGGCAGTCTGCTCGGCAGCCGTGGCCGGCGTTGGTTCGCTCGTCCGCGTGTAGGTGGCCGTTGGTCGCTTGCCGCACTTACTGCATTGCCGAATATGGCGACAATTCGATTCCCCACAAGAGCAATCCCAAACGTTGCCGGTTGGCACTCCGCCCACGGATCGGGTTACACCTTGTTGGCACATTGAGCAAAGCATTTGGGCCTCGGTCGCAAAGTCGCATGTAATTGGAAAGGGCCGCCGGGGCGGGAGACGCTTGCCCCGGCGGCCACAATAGGATTCTATCGTTTGTAGTCTTCGATGGTTTGCTCAACCAGCTTGCGAATCTCTGCCTTGCGGGCCAGCAGCCCGGCCTTCTCGGCGTCTTCCGGCTTGGCGTCAATCACGGCTTGAACGATGGCAAGCTGCATCGCGCAGACTTCATCGGTCTCGGCAACTTCGCCGGCTTCCAATTCGCCCCGCAAGTTGGCGGCAAGCTCTTGGTCGCTGTAGGCGTCACTGTCGCCCAGCGCGGCCACGGCGTCATCGTAAGCTTCGTTGATTTTCTCAATCAGGTCATTCCAGTTTGACGCGACCGCGTTGCCGTAGGTAAACGCCGCTTTGGTTTCCAAAACGCGCTCCCATTCCTGCCCTTCCCATAGGCCGCTGTCAGTTTCTTCGTGCTCGTCAAGCTGGTCCAGCACGGCAACCGCCTCTTTGACGCTGTAGCTTTTATCGACGTGCGATTCGTGGTGATAGCTGTCGTCGTAGTCGTTATTGAAATCGTCGGAAGCCTTCCCGTCGTCCGCAAGGAAGTCAACAATCTCGTCAAGGAAGTGCTCCGCCATTTCGGCGGCGTCACTTTGCGCGTCGGCGCTGTAGTCGTCGGGCTTGTTGCGCTCGGCTTCCGCGATGGCATAGGCGTCGGATTCCTTGACGTTCGCGACCATTGCGTCCAGCACGGGCAACCATGCGGCATAGGCGGCTTTGAAATCCAGCAGCGTGCCCTTTGTTGCGCCAGCCGGCGGGGCGGCGGGTCGCTGCGAGATGATCGTTAGAAGCTCGGTAGTGTGGTAGTGCATTTGTGTCTCCCTTACCAAAACTATACAACAAAGCTGGCGAGACGCAAACCAATTAGCTGTATTGGTCAGAAATTTTATTCGCATCGACCAGCAGCCGCTCGGTCAAGGCGTTGGCGGAGTAGTCGCTAACAACGTCCCAACCATCATTTCCGAAAACGAGATAGACGTGGCCAAGAGAAATGACACAACCGTCTTGCGCGGTAGGGCCTTCCGCCGGCTGGACAAAAATGTGCGATTCGTCGCCAGCCGTCGCCTCTTCCAAAATCTTGTCCAGGTCGCGAGACCCTAAAAGCATTTCGTCGATGTCATAGCCCCGCTCTAGCGAGACCGCCAGCCGATAGCCGGCGGCCATCGCGCTGTTGACAAAGGCGCTGATGATTTTGCGCTCTACCTCTTGACGCATCTTGACGCTCATTGCGGTCTCCCCTCATTCAAGTGCAAAACACGATTGCCCAAAACGGTGAGCATATCGCAGATAGCGGCCCCGGTTGGCGACGTGTAGCTTGCCGCCTCTCGCGCGAAATAGAGCGCTTCGACCGGATTCATCTCGGCAACCAGCCGGATAATTTGCTGGCGGCGCTCGCGTTGCTCCCGGTCGCTGTGGATTTTGGCGTATTCTTCCGCCAGCTTAGACACTTGCTCTAGCCGCTCGTCTTGCGACGGTTCGCCGTCGCGGCTGACAATCAGGGCGGCGGCGATTTGTTCGCCGACATAGCCGTGTAGGGCGATGTCACTAATGCCCTGGAAAGTGGCGTCGGGAATCAGGTGGCCTTGCCGCCTGACTTGAATGTCCCAAGCCTCATTGTATTCGGCGTCGATGTGCAACTTGTAGGTCATGTGCGTCTCCGATACTCAAACATACAACAAAGCTGGCGAGACGCAAATTTATTTTGCGGATTCCAGCACGTACAGCCCTTTGTATTTCGTGCGGTAGTCATTCGTGGGGCCGCGCGTCTGCCATGCCTCTAGCACGCTCTTGGCATGTTCCGGCTTGCCCATGAAAACGTCGCGGGCGGGGTAGCGTGTGCCATCCGCGTGCCGCACGTATATCGTGGTCATGCCCTCTTGCTCGTCATCGAACAAATCGACGCCAACCGGGTCGCCATGCCGGCGGCTGTCTTTTGTCGTTTGGTGCTTCCACTCTCTTGCCGGGTCAAACGATGGCATGCTTGTCTCCCTTGTATGGTCCGATTTTGTGCTTGTGCCGGTAGGCGATAACGTCAAACGCAACGCGCTCGGCATTCACGCCGTAAAGGTCTGCAACGAGCAAAGTCGAGACAAAGCCCGCTATCTCGTCAACGGGCGATAACTCGCCAGCGCAATCATTCTCCGCAATCCAGGCGACGGCCACGGGGTAGCCTTGCGCCCGCACGATATGCGTCTTGTGGCCTGGATTGCAAATGGAGCAATAGCCCGGCCGATGCGAGTAGGGCGGCGCTCCCGCTTGCGGGTCGATTGGCTTGCCGTGTTCGCAGACTTTCATGCTCGTCTCCCTATTGTCGCTTGTGTAGGCCAGATTGCCCCGGCCCTTGCTTGTCGTACAAATGCCAATCGGCTTTGACTTGGCGCTTCTCGGCTTTCGTCAGCTTGGCGAAGCTCCGCACAAGCCGGCTCGGATCGTAGGCGATTTTGACAATCGCAAGCTTCGCTTGAATCTCGGCAATTGCCGCTTGCTCGGCGGCGTCGGCTGTGAAGCGGAAGGCGGAGAAGCCCTCTAGTTCGCCGTTCGCGTGGCGGTAGGCGATATTGAACCGGATCATCGGGTAGCTCCCGGAAGTGGCAGACGCTTGGACGGCCGGCGGATGCTTGTGCCATCGGCCCGTTGAATATCTGACACTTGACCTAGCCGGCGGTAAAGGCGGCCCGCCATCCGCAAGCACTCCAGCAGCGTGCCGGGGTAGTTGTGCATATAGTTGCCACTAACTCCCGGCTTCAAACAAATCAGCGTGTACATTGTTGTCTCCCGTCAATCAATAATACAACAAAGCTGGCGAGACGCAAATAAAAACGGCCCGGCAATCCGTGGACTAGACGGATGCCGGGCCGGAAATGACGGCAGTAGGGGCCGGGGAGACAATCCGGCCTTTACCGCCTAAGAGAGTGATTTGCCGCAAACCGGGCATTTGCCTTTGGCCCGCTCCGCTAAGTCTTCCGGCTTTGGCGTCGGGAAAGCTTGCCCGGCCGGCGTTAGCAATTCATGCTTGCGGACGTTCGCCCACAAGCCGGCTGGCATAGCTCCGCCGGGGATTACCGTGAAGCCGGCGGCTTCCGCGTTGGCGTTGGCCATCACGTCGCCCGGCGTGGCAATCACGGCCCGCTCGCCAAAACGTTTTGC